CTAATCGATGGACAGTTTATGGACACTTTCAGCCAGCGGATTAAAGTTGATCGCGTCCTGTAAGAAGTCCGGCGAAAAATGAGCGTACGTCATTGTTTGCTGAATCGTTGCGTGCCCCAGGATTCGTTGCAACGTAACAATATTTCCGCCATTCATCATAAAGTGTGTGGCAAATGTATGACGCATGACATGCGTAGCCTGCCCCTTCGGTAAATCCGGTTTCACCTCCTGAAGAATCTCCCGGAACTTCAGATAATCAACCTGATACAACAACCCCGTTCGACGGGTTTTAATCAGAGGCACAACCGAATCCGCCACAGGAACCGAACGGGATTTTCCGTTTTTGGTGTTAAAGAACGTAACCCGGTTGCCAACGATATGCTCTCCACGTAGTTCTGATGCTTCACTCCATCGGGCACCAGTAGAAAGACACAGAATGGCAACACGACGCGCATCCCCCTCCAGCCGCTCAAGAAGCCGCTCAATCTCATCATCAGAAAGAAAGGCCATCTCTGTGTTCTGAACTTTCAGCTTGCGTATACCGCGTACAGGGTTCGCGTTGTGAAAGACCTCAGCTTCAATCAGCACCGTGAACATGGTAGACAGAACGCATAAGTCACGATTAATACTGGACGGCATTAATCCGGCCTGTAATTTCTCTGACCGATACTCGAGCATAAATTTTCGCGTCATCTGACTGGCACGAGGATCCCCCATTTCACGAATAACCTTCCCTAACCTGACCCTGTAGCTATCCCCGTAAGCCTGATTACGCCCGTCAAGCATCCACCACGCATCAAGTAACTCTGATAATCGCCGCTGATCAGCTGGCTTAGCCTGCCATGGCTTGTCATGGAAGTTCTGTAACACATACTTCTCAAACTCCTGAGCCTTTGATTTCAGGGTGAAGATTTTTCGAATCCGCTTTCCTTCCGCACCCTGAGGCCTTACATCAACCTGATAACGTCCGTCTTTGAGTTGCTTAATCGACATGATTAGCCCCTCCAACGGATAAATTAACTAAACACTCCTTGCGATATGTAATTCGCTCAATGTGTAGCGTCAGCCAACATTGCGGCCTGATCGGGGTGATTTTTGGGTAATGCCGATTGAAACCTGATCGCCCTCCGACTGAATAGAGCCATCAAGAGAGAGAGCCGGAGCAACCTGCCCGGCAGCGGGAAATGTTTTGTCGTGAAGTATCCACATAGTGTATTTTTCGAATCGCTCGACCTGGATTACTTTTTCTACAACCTCAATTCGCGCAGGTTTATATCCAGACTCATAATTTCCTATAGTCCCTACAGAAACCCCCGTTACTTGCGAAAACTGAGATTGTGTAAGTTTTTCCGCATTTCTGATCGCCTTTAGTTTTTTGGCGTAATCTCTTGACATGTTCACCATACGATGAGTATCCTCTTTTCGCTCTTCACCACACGGTGAAGAAAACAAACCAAAACAAACCATCACAAGGCGCAACAAGCGCACCAACGCAAGAGGATAACAAATGCGGGACTTCATTGCCGATAAAGAGTTATCTGACCACCAACCACTTCAGGAAAGTGACACACTCAGCGGATCCATTGATGCCGCCAACGACGACGAACACGAAGAAAACAAGAAAAAGCGCTCCTACAAAAAAGGAGCGACTTTACGGCTGGATGGTCCGATCGCCGGGCTTTGCTCTCTGGAAAAAGGCGCGGCATATATTGGCCTAACAAAATCTGCACTGCGCGTAGCCATTCATCGCGGTCAAATGCCGGGACACAAAACGCGCACAAACCCAGAAGATGAAAACTCAGACGGAGTATGGTGGTTTAACGCCAAAGAGTGGGACAAGTTGGCTGATGAGCTACCAGAGTACGAGCCCCCAGAATGGCACAACTGGAAAAGTTACTGGACGTATGACCGCCAGAAAAGAAAGTTCTCTCCAGCCGACAAAGAAGACTGCCAGACCGTTAACGGAAAACGGGTTTATATGGGTAGAAGCTCAAAGCTGGAGCGACTCAAAAGCAGCGAAGGCAACTAAACACACAAAAATGACCAACAACATCACCAATATCATTTTGACCCTCGTTCTTTTTGAAGTGGGCGTGGTAGTGATTTGGCTTCTTCGCAAATTAACAGGGTATGAGGAACGCTTTATGGCTCTCAATGTTGAATACATCACTGCTTATGCCAGAGGTCTTTTTCCGGCTGCCATTGGGGCAATGATCATGGTGTTTGTCATCTGGTTTATCGGGTAGAGGTGCAAAAAATGAATAAGCAACAGCGTAATTCTTCACAGCAGCGCTTCCGCAACGGCGCAGAACGCCATGCTAACCGTTTCGCTACCAGTGCATCACGTAGCAACTCTCGCTACAGCCTGAGCGAAACACACGCAACGCCGGATGGCTACCCAGTAAAACAAATCGGCGAGCATACCTGGCTGATTGAGAAAGCTGGAATCGTGGTCCACAAATGCCCACGCAATCCGTTTACCGGAAACCGCATTTTTGCATTGAGCTGCGGCGACAATCAGTTCGGGCAGGATTTCACATTATACGAAGCATTACGCACGGTTGATCGTCTGCTTCGCGGGCAAAGTTTTATTAAACAGACTGATTTATAACAGGTGCGTTATGACCAAAGAGCATGCACAAAGTGTATTTATCCGTTTTATTGATTTTCGCGGTGAACTGTTATTACGTGCATCCGCTATTGATGGAGTGACTCCGGCGGGTAAAAACGGAGCCGACGAAGCCACTTACGTTTATCTGAACGGCACGCGACTGCTTGTGGAACTTCCGTACCAGACCGTACGAGAAATCATTAGCGAAGCTGAAAAGGCACGCCAGGTTAATGGCGATGAACCCTATATCGAAATTATTTGTATGGATTCAGAAACTGAAATTCAGAAAGCAGATTAAAGGGCGTTGCGATGGGCAAAGAATATAAAACTCTCATTAACAAAGCACTTGAGCGTTTTTATTTTCGCTTAAGTGCATCAGGCGCTCATGCTGAACGTGCAGCCCGTGACTCATTGACCAGGGCAATCCGGAGTCTGTATGACGTGGCTTTTTACGCTGATGATCTGGATGCACTTAACGAACTTTCCGAGCTGATCTGTGCCGCAGAATGCGGGGAACATATTGAACCGTATAAGCTGGGGAATATCGCATGAGTATATTTATCTCATGGCTTGTTCTGATTATTTCGGTGGTCTGCGCCATTGGGATTATGCGAATTATTAATTCAGTAAAAAAGATTGAACGCTTTTTCACTGGTGAATAACAGCGCAAATAAAACCACAGATTAAATAAGAAAACGTGAAAACAATCCGCATTCGCGGAGGTATTCGCACATGCCAAGGAGGCGCAATGGCAATTAAGCGTTTTTCCGTCATTCGTTTCACATCCAGAGGGCGTGAATACGAAGTTGACGAACGGCTGATTAAAACGCTCGACCGTCACCGTTCGCAACCTGACGCGCATCACATTTATCTCACTGACGACACTTACTTCTGCGCCACCAACGTGGTGCAGGTGAACCTTATCCGACAGGTACAGGAGTCACGCAGATGACCATTCTGGACTACATCGCCGCCAATCCGGGTTGTAGCGGCGGAGAAATCGCCGCAGCACTGAATACCCCAACCACAGCCATTAATGCTGAGTTACGCCGACTCTGGCGCGACGGCTTAGTCATCAGAGAAGAACGCAAAACAGGCGGTCGATTCTCTTACCAGGTAAACCCGATGCCGTTCGGGTGTGGCAACCCGCTTACTCACTTGTTTAACCAGCTACTGAAGGAAGCCAGAGCATGAGCACCATCAACCACCAGGAACTACGCGAACTGGCGACTGACCTGCAACGAATGGCAACGCATCAAAAATTACTGGCGTTTCGCGCAATGCTCTCGCCGTCTGCCGTGCTGGCGCTACTGGATGAACTGGAGCACGCCAGAACCATGGCTCCTGCCATTCGCCTGACGCTCCATCATGAAATCGCTGATTTCTGCGCACCACTGGGTTCGCCTGGTGAACCAGAAACGCCGGAAGCAATGCAACGAGAGCTACTGCAACGCATCGACAAGGTTTTTGATTTTTTCCTTAACCAGTAAAGGACCGCGATATGAACAAAAAGACCTGGTTTCGCGCATACATGTGGGCGCTGGTATGCGTCCTCGTTTCTCTCATTCTGTATGCAGGACTACTCCCCCGAATGATTTCATCAGACAGCTCCTTCCTGGTATTGCTGGGCATTTTCATTGCCATGCTGTACCCGGCAGGCGTTGTTCGCCTTTTCAGTAAGTACATCAAGGAAATCAAACAATGAAGAAATTCAAACTCTTTCAGATTATCCCGCTTTTTGCCGCCATCCTGCTGGCTGGTTGCGATCGCGTTGAGCCAGGTAATGTGGGCATCAAAGTCAACAAACTGGGCGACGACAAAGGCGTCGGCGAAGTGGTCGGCGTTGGCCGCTACTGGACTGGCTGGAATACAGAGGTTTACATCTTCCCAACCTTCAAACAAATGAAGACCTACGATGAGCCGTTCAGCTTCCAGATGAGTGACGGCACAACCATCGGCTATCACATCGGCGTGGCTTACAAGGTTGATCCATCCAAAGTTACCACAGTGTTTCAGACCTACCGCAAAGGCGTGGATGACATTACCGACACTGACCTGCGCCAGAAGATCGCCGACGCACTCAACCGACTGGCCAGCAAAATGACCACCGATAAATTCATCGACGGTGGCAAGTCTGAACTGCTGGATTCAGCACTTAAAGATATTCAGGCAGAAATGACACCCATCGGCATTCAGGTAATGAGCCTCTCTTATGTCGGTAAACCGGAATACCCGCCAACCGTGATCGACAGCATTAATGCCAAAGTCACAGCGAACCAGAAAACCCTGCAACGCGAACAGGAAGTAAAACAGCGCGAAGCAGAAGCCAACATGTTGCGCGCAGAAGCTGCCGGACAGGCTGATGCCATTCGCACAAAAGCCCAGGCTGAAGCCGACGCCATTCGTTTACGCGGTGAAGCTCTGCGCCAGAATCCCGGCGTTATGGAGCTGGAAGCAATCAACAAATGGAACGGCACGCTGCCGCAATACATGACCAGCAATACCGCTGTTCCGTTTGTTCCGGTGAAGTAATTAAACCCGGCCAGTGAAAATCGCTGGCCGGAGCAGTATCAGGATTTTTTAGTATGCCGTTCTCACAAAAAAACCGCTTGCCATGCCGCAATCAGTCAGGTTACATTTCCGCTGCACCTCATAAAACGGGTGCCGGGATTTCCACCCCGCTGACAACTACAGCGCACAACCGCGCCAGCGGTTTTTTTGTGCGTACTGTATCGCCACGTCTTTTTCGCACACGAATTATGGTGGGGCGTACGGGGCCGACTTCGGTCGGGCCGGGTTCTGTAGTTGCCGGTTGTGGAAACCCTGTACGTCTCACCACCCCGAGTTTTCCACCTCTGGATGGTGAGTTTTCAAAACTTGCAACTACAGAGGCCACACCATGGCAAACCGCAAACAGCACCGCGCTATCGCGGAGCGTCGTCACATCCAGACTGAAATCAACCGCAGACTTTTCCGCGCATCACGCGTCGCGCAAATCATGCACATCAATATGCTGCATGAACGCAGTCACGCACTATCGAACAGCTATTCCGCCTCTGTTTTCAGCTATCTGGCGGATGATCTGCGCGAGCTTCAGCAGCTCATCCAGCAGCAAAACAAACTCCATTAATTCTGGTTCCGGGCCTTTCCTGCACCTTGCGGCGGGAGGCCTTCGCACATCTGTAACAAGAGGATTGCCGCAATGATTCTCGCCAACGACTTTCTTGAATACCTGCTCAACACAGAGCGCGATCTTGCCGTTCGCGTGCGTGACCGTTATGACATGTACCTGAAATCCCTGCCTGTACCGCAGCTCGCTGACGGAAAGATTGTTATTGATGGCCGCTACATGATTGACAGCCACGAGGGAAATTACAGGCTTTACCGCATTGAAGGCGGCACCCCGTCCGTTATTGGCATTTACCAGCACCCATCCTCTGCGATCGTCGATGTGATTGCAGACAGCATCCGCATCACACATCGCTATGCCGACACAGAAGACACCGTACTGGAAATTCAGCGGCTGGCTGCCGTTTGCCGTGACACCCTGAACGGTATGACGAAGTAAATCAGTATGACGACAGAGTACATCAGGGACTGGCAACAACCGCGCCACGCAGTAGGGCGTGAAGGAACGGGGATCCCCACTCCTGAATCCGCGCTTTCCTCCTGGCTGGATGCCTACCGGGCAGAGAACGAGCGCCACCAGGAAAAGGCTGATGCGGCGTTCTCCGCCACGCCACTGGGCAACCTGATTAATAAAAGCCTGGACGCACAGGAAAAACAGGACAAAACCATCACGCTGGCAGGAGAAGCCAGAAGACAGACACGCGGCACGGTGGATGAAGCCATGGCCTCGCTGCGCCTGCTGCCGTCCTATCTGCGCGATCCGCTTATTCGCCACCTCTCCTTCCTGCGCAAAAAACAGGAAGCCGATCTCCGGAAAGAAAAAAATGCCTGGCAGGCAGAAAACTATGCACGCGGAACCCTGCGCAAGATATTCGTTCGCATTAACCGTGCCGACAGTCGCTGGCTGACACCGGGTTATCGCTCCCTCGCCGGACGTGAGCGTCTGGATGATTTGCTTTACCTGCCGCAGCTCAATAAACACCAGATACAGACACTGGCCACCATGACAGCGGCAATGTTCAGCAGCACCTTCGAAACACTCTGTGATGGTTTCGGTGCCAAAGATGGCGAGCTGACCATGGAGGTGGCACTGAAGGCGTATCAGATGCTGGCCCGCATGGCGTTACACCTGCACACCGTGCCGCCGCATTACGAAGCACTGACAACAGACAAAGACCGGAGGAACGAACCGGACACGGAGCTGCTGCCGGGCGCAATCCTTCGTCTGACCTGTGCGGAATGGTGGAAACGCAAACTGTGGCTGTTACGTTGCGAGTGGCGGGAAGAACAACTCCGTGCCGCCTGTCTGGTTTCCAGAAAAACATCGCCCTATCTGAGCCAGGACGCGTTAAGCGAGTTTCGCGCACAGCGCGAGAAAACACGCGATTTTCTGAAAAGTTTCATGCTGGAAAACGAAGACGGGTTCACGATTGATCTCGAGACAGTGTATTACGCGGGAGTAAGTAACCCGGTTCACCGTAAGGCAGAAATGATGGCCACCATGAAGGGGCTGGAACTTCTGGCCGAAGCCCGTGGCGACAAAGCGGTGTTTCTGACTGTCACCTGCCCGTCAAAATACCACGCCACAACGGAGAACGGTCATCCGAACCCCAAATGGAACGGGGCCACCATGCGCGACTCCAGCGATTACCTGGTTAACACGTTTTTTGCGGCGGTCCGCAAAAAACTGAACCGCGACGGTCTTCGCTGGTATGGCATCCGCACGGTGGAGCCTCACCATGACGGCACCGTGCACTGGCATATGATGGTCTTTGCTCATCCGGAAGAAATCGACAGCATCGTGGCCATCACCCGCGATATTGCCATTCAGGAAGACCGCCACGAGCTGGGTGATGATATTACCCCACGCTTTAAGGTGGAGTATGTCGACGGCTCAAAAGGCACACCAACCAGCTACATCGCCACCTACATCGGAAAGAACCTGGACAGCCGCGCCGTGGATGGCATCGACCCGAAAACGGGCAAGCCACGCGTTGACCACGAAACAGGAAAATCAATGACCGAGAGCGTGGAACGCGCCATCGGCTGGGCGCGCCTTCACCGGGTCCGCCAGTTCCAGTTCTTTGGCATTCCCTCCCGTCAGGTGTGGCGTGAACTCCGCCGCCTTGCCAGCCAGATGGCACGCAACCCGGAAGGCCCGCAACGGCTGAAGAATGACGCAATGGATGCGGTACTCGCTGCCGCCGATGCCGGGTGTTTTGCCTCCTACATTGAAAAACAGGGCGGCGTACTTGTTCCACGCAAAGACTACCTGATTCGCACCGCCTACGACCTCGCAGATGAGCCGAACGATTACGGCGAACAGAGCGTACAGATTTACGGGATCTGGTCACCACTCATCGGGGAATCCTCCCGTGTGTGCACGCACCCGGATAACTGGAAGCTGGTAAGACGTAAACCGGAAGCGGAAGACAACACCCGCGAAAATGGTTTTGACCTTCAGGGCGGCCCTGCCGCCCCTTGGACTCGTGGCAATAACTGTCCCCGTGTACAGGAAACGGACAACAACGGGACAGAACAGCCGGAAGAACGGCCAGCACCGTGGCCGCAGCTTCCTGACGGCATTGAAGTGAACGAATGGATGCGCTCACTGAAACGGCACGAACGCCGGGCGCTGATGCGTTCGCTTCGTGACAAACAGGCAAAAAACAGCAGTGATGAAATGCAGAGCTGGACACAGAGCCGCAAACAGCAGCGGCCTTTGCCTGATAACCACGAATTACTCGCTAGAGAATGGCGGGAGTCTGCTGAATCTCTCGGCCTGCATATCGGTGAACAACAAATGCAGCACCTGTTACGGGGCGGCAGTCTGTACGTTGACGGCAGCATCATTGCACCGCAGGGATTTGAAATTGTACGCAAACCGGATACCCGCCCGGACAGCCGAATCACGCAGCTCTGGCAACGCCTGAGCCGTAATCACGGCGTAAGCAGCACGGAGATCCGCCATAACCCGGTCGCCAGCTATCTGGAACAGCTGGGGGCATCAGACCCTGAAGCCGCCGCACGCCTGGCATCCACACTTCAGCAGGACCAGAACACCATGAAAACACCCGTTACCGTGCTTTCTGACATGCTGCGCGCCATCCGCGACGCAGAGCACGCACAGAGAATCAGTGAAACCACTGAACGCGCCCGCCGCAAAGCAGACCTGCTGCGGGGTGGCCTGACCAGTGGAAACAAAAAACAGACAGAAACGGGATTCACAAATCCCGTAAATGAGCAAAAAACGCGCCGCGATATATGAAGCGCGCACAAAACAGGCAAAAACGGGATTTCAGAATCCCGTAAACGATTAATTAATCAACATAAGGAAAAGCGACATGAAAATTTGTATCGACGACGGCTCCACCAACATCAAGCTGGCATGGACTGAGAACGGCGAACGCCGCAACGCCATCAGCCCGAACAGCTTCAAGTCGGAATGGTCTGCGCCGTTCGGTGGCACGCAGCCCGCGAACTACATGCTTGATGGCGTGCGCTATGGTTTTGATCCGGTCAGCGATCGCTTTGTCCAGACGACCGACACGCAATACCAGTACAGCGATGTGAATGTCATTGCCATTCATCACGCGCTGGTCAAATCAGGCATCACGCCACAGGAGGTGGATGTGGTTGTCACCCTGCCACTGAGCGAGTATTTCGACACAAACGCACAGCCGGACATGGCCAACATCAACCGCAAAAAAGCGAACGTTATGCGCCCGGTGGAGTACCAGAACGGCGAAGCATTCACTATCCGTAACGTGCGGGTTATGCCTGAATCCATTCCGGCTGGCTTTAAGGCACTGGCTGACATGAGTCCGTTTGAATCCCTGCTGATTGTGGATTTAGGCGGAACCACGCTGGATGTGGCAAAGGTTCAGGGGCAACTGGCAGGTATCAGCCAGGTGTTTTGCGATCCACACGTAGGCGTTTCCCTGATGGTCGATGCCGTGCTGTCGGTGATGGCCGCTAACGGTATGCGTACCAGTCACCACATCGCCAATACCATTATCGAACATCGCCATGATGAAGCCTGGTTGCGCCAACACATCCACAATGACGCGCATTACGCCAGCCTGATGGCGGTTATTCGTGAAAAGGAAGAAACACTGAAACAACGCGTGATCCGCGCGCTGGCGGGTTTTTCGGGTTACGGACGGGTGATGGTTGTCGGTGGCGGGGCGGAGATTGTGGCACCCGCTATCCGCGAAGCCTGCGGAGTTAATGCGACTTTCATCGCGGACGGGGTGCCACAGTTTGCTCTGGTTAATGGGCTGTACGCAATGGACAAGGAGTAAACCAATGACGACACCAACCAGACGGATAAGTTTCTATCTGAAGCCCGCCGCCGTCAATAGTGAACGGAAGGCGTGTAATTACCTCGACAGCCTGCCAGCCTCTGAACGCAGCCGCGCGCAACGCGCGGCCTTTCTGGCCGGGCTGGCACTCATAAAACGCGATCCTGCATTTGCCTATTGGTTGGCCGAATGGCCGGAAGAAGGAGCTGCGCCAGCAAAGAATAATATTCAGAGTAAATATGCCAGCACACCTGCCACCGGAAGCAATCACAGCACTAGCGAGATAAGAAAGAACATTCAGTCATTTTTCCCGGAGTGAAAACAGGAGAGGTGCATCTATGGCAACTATTCCCAAAAAATGGTTACAACGCAAAATCGCAGACCTTGAATCGTGTCGTGAAGACATCCCATTTGGCCTTGATGAAAACGATCACAATATGTTAATCGCACTGAAAATCGCACTCACATCGCTGGAAGCGAAACCTGTTGCATGGACTGATGATGAGGAACTGCGTGATGTCAAGCAGTATGGTTTCGGTGAGATATTTCAGTGTCCGCCAGATAAATACGCGGATCCGCGCCGTGTTATCCCTATGTATCAAGAGCCGCCAGCGCCAGCAGTACCAGATGGGCTGGTTAGAGCGGTGCGTTTCTATGAACAGGTTAAGCGTGAAAATCCGCCAGCCGAAACCGGAGCATGGAAAGACGCTGTTGACTGGGTGCTCAAAGAGGCCTGCCAAGTTGTAAACACTGGCATCAAAGGAGACTGATATGGCTATTGCCGCAAGTTACACCATGCATCTCTATTGTGATTGCCTCCAGTGTACAGATGGCAAATATAAGTCGCCAGACTTCGGTGAGTATATAGGTACGTCATGGGCTGGCTGTGCAAAAGAGGCGCGCAAGGATGGCTGGCGAATAAGCAAAGACAAAACGCGTGCTTTTGCGCCCGGGCATAAAGTTTTGAGGATTAACAAATGACCACTTTAACCGACAAAGAACTGATTAAAGAAATCAAAGAGCGCATAGGCAGCCTAGACGTGAGAGACAATATTGAACGCCGTGCTTATGAAATTGCTCTGGTATCGCTGGAAGCAGAGCCAGTAGCATGGATGCATGTAAATAACGGCATCGGAATACCAGCAATAACAAGGAGTAAAGAGGTTGCAGAGAGTTGGTTATCAAAAGGCTGGTATGTCCAACCCTTACATCTAGCCCAGCCTGCATCAAAGCTATAGAAATGAGCCAAAACGCCCTCTTCCAGGGCGTTTATTTCAATGCACAATAGTGCACAAATTTGCACAATTTTTTTGAACGACTTTTTGCCCTTCCGGCCCGCGGGGCGACTGGATCCGTCAAGGATCCGTGCGTGCACAAAAAAACGCGCTTTTTCTGCGCGCAGGTGACGGGGGAACAGCCCGCGTTTCAGGGGGTAAATAGCATTCCCTGAACGATGTCGCAGCGACACAACAGAATGGCTGTCTTTCTCACGCTGAGCGTAAAAAAGACGTGAGGGCTTTTGATTTGATGGGGTGGCAGATAAGGCCGTCAAAATCGCACTGAGGCGGCGAGAACATGCAGTCAGCGCAGTGGGATTGCGTAAGAGTCTGACCGTCGATGATGGAAATAAGCAGGAAAGCGTCGTGAAATTATCTGACTGATACAGGAGCTGGAGAGTCGGGGCATAAATTTTTTATGCCCCGGCGAAGCAGCAGACAAGCGAAGCGCGTCAGCGATACGGCACCTTGCCGACCATACTTCATAAGTGCAAAATACGAGCAAAGAAATCAATGGAGGCTGTCTTATGGTCATTAATTACAAGCAGTTAAGAGAAAAACGGGAGCAGGTAAAGGAGAGCTTTCGCCGCAATGAAGATCTGACCCCGCTTGTACGCCTTGCCCAGGGCATTGTTGACGCTTATGAAATCTCGCTGGAGCTGCCATCACAGACCTGGACAGATAGCGACGGTAATCGCCAGCATTACATTTCATGCGGACTGGAAGCAGCCGAAGGATTTCGCAGAATGCCTTTATCCCAGATCCCTGCCGCAACCCCCAAAGCAAGAGGCAGCAATGATGAGCGAAAACTGACTTTCAGCATTGAGACAGTGGTTGACGACACACCTGGCGAAGTCGCGTTCGTGCACACTCCTGTTTCGATCGCAATGTATAACGATGAAATACAGGTTCGCGTTAATAATAATATCGTGCCACTTAAAGAAGGTAATTCACCCTACACCACCGTTTGTGAAGCCATTCAATATTACGTTCTCTCTGAAATTGATAATCTCAAGCCTGACGGCACCCAGAAAATGGTTCAACTCTGGTAAAAAGGACAGCCCCATCACGGGGCTGTTTTTTCATCAAGAAGAGCATAAGAGTTAAAACGGATCACCTCTTCGCCAAGCCAGTCATTGATATGCTTCATGGCCTCCATGACGGGCATCAGCTCGTTAATTGCGTAAACCCGCGCGGCCTTCTCCACATCACCAAACGCACTTTTTTCACCCGGCATCGCCCCCATCAGTTGCGGCGGAACGCGGTGCGCAGCCAGCACGTCATCACGGGATGCCGCCTTAACATTCATGAACTCATCTTTTGCGGTGATCTGCTGGAACGGCAAAATTTGCACACCTTCTTTGCCCCCGTTGGGCGCATGAATGAGCACGTTTTTAAACGCACCACCACCACGTGCACCCTGTAACGTTTCTTTCAGGGAGTCCATGCTTTCGCGGTTTACCTGTGCTGCACCGATGTAGATGATGCACCCGGCGTGGGATCCGTTGTCGTAATACAGTTTTCTGAACATGTCCGCCGAATGAGACAGGCTGGCCGAGAGTAATGCGCCGAGATATTCCGGCATGCCGTAGATTTCCTGGTTAATATCCGGATTCATCAGGTGGCACACTTTGCCAGGGCGAAACTGGAACGCGTCCTTGCCATCCTGCACATACCACCATGATTCAAGATCGCTTCCGCGTCGCATGTATTTCGCCAGTGCGTGCCGTAATTTAAGCGGTTCGCCGAGCATATTGCTTCGAAGCTCAAGGAATGCGTTACCGAACACAAACCAGTCCAGCGCCAGCGCCGAGAAATCCTGCCGGGAAAGCAGCGGGTGCGGGATGTAGCAACCGAGTAATACATTGCGCTTAAAGTAAAGCGCAGACTGATGCCAGGACGTTTGCCGGGCAGCTCTCGCCAGACCGTACCAGTCCACCGGGGTTTCATACCACCGCCCGTTATCAGCACAGTACATATTGTCCAGCAGGTCATGCCCGGTCAGGCGATAAGGACCATCAAATGTGAATGCACTGAGCGATGATTCTTTCCTGAGCGCATCAGCGAGATCAATGCGTGAACTCATGCGCACTTTTTTATTTTTTCTGCTCATCAGAACTCCATAACCGTGAAACGCTCGTTTTCTCCTTCGCCGCCAATCGGTTCGTTAATGACAGCAAGCATGGTTGCCCACGCAAGGTCGCCGTGGCTGATCCCCCTCGCTCGGTCCGTTTCGTAAGTGATAAAGCCGCCCGGTGTTTTCACCTTACGCACGGCGTTAAAGGCCGCGACCAGCTCGCGTTCGGCGCGATCGTATTCCCACCGCCCGGCACGCATTATTTGCAGCATTTTCAGTACCAGCGACCGTTTTGATGACAGCGTGAAGGTGTACGGAATAGCAGCAGGGAAAAACCGTTTCACTATCTGATAAACAGCCTCCCCGTTCCCGCCCGTCACATCAATCCCGATGTGTTCCACGTTATAGCGACACGTGAACTCTTCAATGACTCTGGCCTGTTCTTCAAACTCCAGCCCCTGAACGCGTCGCGTCTCCACCGTTCGAAAACGGCCACCAGGAACAGCCGGAGGAACCACCACGGACACAGCACCGCTGTCGCCGTTGCCACTGCTGCCGTTTGCGTCATACCCAATCCATACCGGACGATTCCCCATCGGGCGGGGAGCAAAAGGTTTCCAGTCTTTCCAGTCGTCGTATCCATCAACACCGCAGCCAATCAGGATATTCAGGTTAAATGCCGATTCCCCTTCGCGGACAAACTCACACATATAGAGATTGCGGAACTCGTCTTCGGTGTTTTCATCACGAATTTCATCAATATCGGTGTGTTTCCAGCCGTGATTAACCACATCTTCCAGCGTGACAATTTGCCGCCACGTCCGGTCAGGGCAGATAAGCCCGTTATGCAGCGTTTTCCAGTCCACAGAAAAACGCTGGCGTTTATGCGAGGCCTTTTTCTCGTTCCAGCGGTCGCCGTTCCAGTAGGCGTATGCCTCGTGCGTTTCGGTGGATGGCGTGGAGAAGTAGGTGCGCCGCAGTCCGCTGAGGGTTGCCATAGCGCCAGCCACCTTGCGCAGTTCAGCAAAGCGACTGACCCAGAAAAATTCATCAAAATAAAAATTGCCCGTATAGGACTGTGCCGACGCAGCAGAAGTGCCGAGAAAATGCAGCTCTGCGCCGTTGGAGAGGATGATTTTATCACCCCCTTTCAGCTCCACATCAACTTCAGCCGCAGCCTTCTGAATAATGCTTTTAAACTGGAACGCCTGACGACGCGACGCAGACAAAAAAATCTGGTTACGCTGGTAAGGTTGCGCCACATCGTCACGCAGCGCCATCAGCAGTGCTTCCTGTGCAAAATACCAGGTCGCCCCAATCTGTCGGGATTTCAGGATCATCCTGTTACGTATCCCGGCTTCCCTGCAAAGGGTCAGGGAGTCAAACCAGCCCCGCTGATGCCACTCCAGCCTGCTGATGATTTTTTCCCGCAGTGCGGCAATCTGCTCCGGCGTGAAATGATTTTTGAGTTTTTTCGCCCGGCCTTTCTTTCCTGTGGCCGTCGCATCCGGCTGGCCATCATGCAGTTTTTTAAGCTGCCGGGTCAGCAGGTCTATTTCCTTAAAGTCACCACCTGTTTTATTCTGTTTTTCAGTAAGCTGGATGAGGCGCGCATCGATGGACTGCGTGACACGCTGCACGGGTGGCGTTTCATCCCACTGGTCGCGTTTTTTCCACGCATAAATCGTGTTCGGGTTTATTCCCATCAGACGTGATATTTCTGCGGGCGGATAACCCTGCCAGTAAAGTTGCCGCGCACGCTGGCGCACAAAAGCGTCCTGAATCATTGCTCCCCCTGAGTAATTACAGGAAGATTACCCGCGCGCGAAACCGTTCTCCTTAACCCCCTGTTCTGGCCGTTTTCTTACAACAAAAGCCCTTTGTATCAGCCTGTTACGCTTTGCCATCATGACTGAAGAACCAGTCAGAGGGGCAAAAACTATGGCTAATGAAAAAAAGACATCCCGCAAAAAGTTTCGCGTGGCTGTCTCCGGATCAACTGTTGATGGCCGCGAAATCAGTCCGGTACATCTGCGTGAAGCCGCCGAGAACTTCAACCCGGATGTTTACGCTGCCCGCGTGAACGTTGAGCACTATCTCTCGCCATGCCCGTCAAGCGAATTTTCCGCAATGGGCGATGTCACCGCGCTGAGTACGGAAGATATTACGGAAGGCCCGCTGGCCGGACGTACTGCGCTGTATGCAGAAATCGAACCGACCGAGCGCATGAAGCAGCTTGTCGCTGACGGCAAGAAAATCTATTCCAGTATCGAACTGCACCCGCAGTTCTCCGTTAACGGGCGCGCCTATCTGGTCGGGCTGGCGATGACCGACACCCCGGCAAGCCTGGGCACTGAGCGCCTGAAATTCACGGCACAGCAACGTCAGGCGGTGATGACGTTCAACAGTATCCAGGGTGAAGCACCGCTTATCTCCGAAGCCATCGAGTCTGAAATCATCGAAATGGCAGAACAACGCCAGGAAGAAGGCACCCAGTGGTTTAACCGCGTAATGGGGATTATTGGCCGTGGCCGCAAAGCGGATGACACCAGTTTCTCCCGCATTCAGGAAGCGGTGGAAGGCGTCGCAACGTCACAGGCCGACATTATCGACCGTTTTAATGCACTGGAAACCCGCCATCAGCAGGACAGCCAGAAAATCACTTCACTGACCACAGAGCTGGCAGCACTGAAGGAAAAACTGCGCACGCAGGACGGCGATCCGCAGAACCGGTTCACCGCAACGGGCGCAGCCTCCGATCAACTGGCTGACTTCTGATAAGACAAAGGAGCAAATTTTTTATGAATCTGGTGATGTCAGATATTACCCGCAACAAGCTGGGTTGCTATATGGCGCAGCAGGCGTCGCTTAACAACATCCCGGTATCTGCACTGGTATCGCGATTTACCGTGGAACCCGCGGTACAGCAGCGTTTTGAAAACGCCTCAAAGGACAGCACAGAATTAACGAAAAGAATTAACGTGATCGGCGTGACCGACCAGAAAGGCGAAAAAATCCTCCTGGATACCACAGGACCGATTGCGCGCACGAATACCAGTTATGACGGCACAAAACGCCGTAACCCGAATAACGTGGTTGATCTGAAAAACCGCAAATACCAGTGCGAACAAGTGAACTACGACACGTTTATTTCATATCCGCAGCTTGATGCCTGGTCGGCACACCCTGATTTTCAGTCCCGCATCAGCGCACAGATTGCCCGACAGGTGGCACTTGATCGCATCATGATCGGTTTCAACGGCACGTCTCACGCGGATGAGTCCAACTTCAGCGCCAACAAGCTGCTTCAGGACGTTAACGTGGGATGGCTGGAGCACATCAGAACCAACGCCAGCGAGCGCGTAATGAATGACGTGACGCTGACCTCCCGCAACATGGACAACACCGTGGCGCACGCGGGTAAGTATGCGAACCCTGATGCACTGGTACAGGACGCGCGCTCATCCCTGCTGGATGAATGGCACAAGGAAGCAGACGACCTCGTGGTGATTATGGGGCGCAACCTGTTTAACTCGCTGCGTCTGCCCGTGCTGAACAGCATCAGCGGCCAGAGTCCCAATGCGGAATTACTCGCCGGGCAGCTCATTCTGTCATCGCGCACCATTGGCGGGCTGGGCGTGTTCCTTGCGCCGTTCTTCCCGGATTCAACGATGCTGATCACCTCGTTCAACAACCTGTCGATTTACTGGCAGAAAGGTTCAATGCGTCGTCTGATGAAAGACGAACCGGAATACAACCGCATCGCCACCTACCAGTCCATCAATGACGCTTATGTCGTTGAAGACTATGGCAAGTGCGCGATGGTCACTGGCCTGAAGTTCGCCGACAGCTAATCACCTCACGGCGGGCATCATGCCCGCCTGTAACGGAGAGAAAAAATGATTACTCCTGCACAGCAACACTGGCAGAACGTGATGGCACAGCGCGCAGGCCGGGCGAATGAAGGCGTGGACCACGCCGCGCGTACCGCGCATGAAGAGGTGCTGTATCGTCTGCGTCTGGCACAGGCCCGGCTTAAGGGCGTACAGGCCAGAAGCGCGAAAGCCGCCATCAAAAAAGAGTTATTGCCGGACTTTTCCGGCTGGATTGAGGGAACGCTGGAGGCTGACGGCGGGCAGCAGGATGAAGTGATTGCCACGCTGATGGTGTGGGCGATTGACTGCGGCGATCTTCCGCTGGCGCTGCGTATTGGTGCGTATGTGGTCCGTCATAACCTCATTATGCCGGATAACTTTGGCCGTACTGCTGCCACGGTACTGACCGAAGAAATCTGCAACCCGGTACTGACGCAGGCCGGGACGGATGCCGACGCGGATTTATCCGCCTTTATCGAACCACTGGATACCCTCCGGGAGATTGTCACCGACCAGGACATGCCGGACGAAGTGCGCGCCAAATTATGCAAGGCGTGTGCCTTTGCCCGTCGTGGCCTGACCGATGCAGACAGCATGGCCTCATCACTGAAGCTGCTGCGCGAAGCGATGCACCTGAACCCGAACGCAGGTGTGAAACGCGAGATTGCAACCCTTTCCCGCGCCCTGAAAAAAGCCGATTCCGCAGCCGCACCAGAAGACGCCAGCACACAGCAGACGCAGGACGAAAGCAGCAAAAGTAAAAAGACAACGCGGAAGCCTGCAACACGAAAAACCACCGCGACGCAGAAAGCGAAGCGCGGTTAACGACTGACCCCGTCAGCGGGCGGCGTGCGCGGTGTTCCGGTTTGACTCCGTGACCGTTTACACCGCGTACCCACCGCCCGATTTTTTTCAGGAGTGAACCCCATGAGTATGGTTGCCAGAACCACCCCCGGACCCGCAGAGGACGACATCACCGATACCGATGATGGTGATACCCGTATTTCAGCGGGTGCATTCTGGCCGGATATTGTGCTGCGCGAGCTGCGTCTGGCGATACGACTGCCGGGCCGTGTGACCACCTCCCGCCTGCTGCATACCGCCACCGGGGCCGTGGCACACGTTACCCGCGAGCTGGAAGCATGGCAGCAGGAACAGCAGGCGGCTGGCCATCAGACGCTGGCCGATGTTCCGGCACCCGTAATTAACGGAGAAAGCGTCAATCTCTGGCACTGGCGCAATGCTGTTTATACCGCCACACGCGCCCTGATTCTGGAGCGTTATCGTGATGCAGACACAACGGACAAGGGCGACCGCCGGGCGGACGCTCTGGATATACAGACATCGGATTTGTGGCGTGATGTGAGCTGGGCCATCTCTGACATTCTGTGCCGCCCGCGAATCTTTGCGGAGTTGTGCTGATGAAAGTGAAGGCACTGGAAGGCGACACCGTGGATTCGCTCTGTTTCCGGTACTACAGCACGACGCAGGGTGTCACCGAAAAGGTGCTGGATGCCAACCCCGGACTCTGTCAGCAGGTATTTCTGGACGCCGGGCAGGAAGTGGAGATGCCGGAGCCGGAGAAGAAGAAACGAGAAATGATTCAGTTGTGGGGGGAGTAGTAGTGAGCACCATTCAAACAGGGATCACAGAGCAGGTTATTGCGTGGCTCTTTGACCACCTGCCAACGGTGTATGCAGCAGGCGCGGCGGTCAGCATTTCCGCGCTGATGAGTCTTTATGACGGACGAACGCTGGTTCAAACCGTAACGGGATCGCTGGCGTGCGGCGTTCTTGCCATGGCCGTGGCCGGGTCGTTGCGCTTCTTCGGAGTTCCTGAAGATGCCGTGACGTTTTTCGGCGCATCTATCGGTTTTATGGGCGCAGAAAAAGCACGCGACAAGATCATTGCCGCCTTTAACCGCATAACCCAAAAGGGAGATGAATAAGTCGCAGGCTTAAAGCCGGTAATCACCATAAAAATCATTCACAGAGGTGACGAAATGAAATCGAAAGACGAAATTTTTGATGTCGTTCTTGGCAAAGAAGGCGGCTACGTCAATCACCCGGATGACAGAGGCGGTCCGACAAAATGGGGTATCACTGAAAAGGTGGCACGGGCACACGGATACCGTGGCGATATGCGTGATTTAACGCGCGGACAGGCACTGGAAATCCTTGAAGCTGATTACTGGTACGGACCGCGTTTTGATCAGATAGCGAAGCTGTCCCCGGATATTGCCGCAGAACTGTGTGACACCGGAGTAAATATGGGGCCGTCTGTGGCAACCAGAATGCTTCAGCGCTGGCTGAACGTATTCAATCAGGGCGGGAAACTGTATCCCGATATGGACACAGACGGACGCACTGGCCCACGCACGATTAATGCATTGCGTGCATATCTGGAAAAACGCGGTCGGGACGGCGAGATGGTGATGTTAACAGCACTGAACTGTACACAGGGTGAACGCTATCTGGAGCTGGCGGAAAAACGCGAAGCCAACGAGTCGTTTGTCTACGGCTGGATAAAGGAACGCGTGGCAGCATGAGGTTATGGACTTCTCTGGGCGTCGCTTTTCTTCTGATTGCCGCATGGGGAACATCCATGCGTCTGTCGTGGTCGCTGGGCCGGGAGAACGCCAGAAACGAAGCGCAGGCCAGCACCCTGAAAAGTACCGTCGACACCCTGAATATCATCAGCACCGGGGTACAGGATATGCAGCAGGTGCTGGCGCAACTCCGCGTGGAAAATCAGCAACGCAATCAGGACGGAGAGGTAAGACGTGAACAGCTACGCAACGATATTGCAAAAGATGAATGCGCCCACGCTTTGCCTGACGCTCGTTTTACTGACAGGCTGCGCAGGCACGCAGAACGCGCCACTGCCAGCGCCGTCAGTCCGGCTTATACCGCAGACGCTGACCATACCGGTAACGCCTCCCCCCTTCCCTGATACTCCCACATGGGGAAATCTCGGTATATGGGGCGACCGCCTTCTGGATGCACTGGAAACCTGTAACGCGGATAAACGGGCCATTGAATTACTGGAACAGCGCAGGCTGCAACGACTGAACAACGAGGATAACAATCATGCTGAAAACTGATTCCCTGCGTGAAGCCATGACCCGTTCATGCCGATGGTGTCAGGCTAACCCGGAAAAATTCACCATTTTCGTGGAGAGCGGCAACATTGAAACGACCGGAGAAACGCCCTCGTTTGTTTACCGCTATCAGATGGTGATGTTTGTCATGGATTACGCCGGGGAGCTGGACGACCTCACGCTGCCGCTACTGGCGTGGTTATCCGAAAATCAGCCACAGTTGTTGCTCAATCCGGAGCGTAATCAGGACATCAAATTTTCCGCCGTTATCAATGACGATGACAGCGCCGATCTCCTGTTTACGCTCCCCCTGCGGGAACGCGTTCGCATTACGCGCAGCAGTCAGGGGACACCGCAGGCAGAACACCTGCCGGAGCCAAAACCACGTCTGCCCTCTTCCGAAGGCGACTGGTCGCATGTATTCCAGGATATGACGTGGGGTAAAAGCGATGGATAAGGCATTCACCCGTGTGGATGAAACCTTTGAGGCTATCCGCGACAGCCTGAATCAGCAGGCCATCAATAACATCGCCAGAAAGCTGGCACAGGATTTACGCCGCGCCCAGCAGGCGCGTATCCGGTCACAGAAAGCGCCGGACGGGACCGCGTGGACACCACGCAGACACCGCGTAACCCGGATACAGGAACGCATTCGCTTTATCTGGAATAACGAAGCACGCACGCTGAAAAACTGGCATCACGACACGGGGAAATATGGGCGAACCATTACCGGGTGGGATGAGGATAAAAACAATATCCGCACGTTTTACCGGGATGACATCGACCGTTTTCTGGAAATACGCACCCGGCGCATCAACCAGGACAGCACCAGGCGCGTCCCCATGTTCGTAAAACTGCGCACCGCCCGCTACCTGAAAGCCCGTGCAGATGCTTCCGGTGTGACGGTGGGTTACAGCGGCGTGGCCGCACGTATTGCACGCGTTCATCAGTTCGGTGAGCGCGATCAGGTTGCGCCGGGCATTTTCACCGATTACCCGGTACGTGAGCTGCTGGGTATCAGCCAGGCAGATGAGCGCCTGATTTATAACACGGTGCTGGGCCGGATTGCGGAGGCTTTACGGTGAGCGCAGAACTCATGCGACTGCTGAGCAATATCATCCGCACCGGGATCATCTCTGAAGTTGATGAGAAGTCCTGGCGCGTGCGCGTTCGCAGCGGCGAACTGGAAACAGGCTGGTTGCGCTGGAACACCACGCGCGCGGGAGCCTTCAATGTGTGGCTGCCGCCATCACCAGGCGAACAGGTGGTAATTGCCTGCATTGGCGGCAACCCGGAAACCGCCATGATAATTGGCAGCCTGTGGAGTGATGCCAGTCCGGCCCCCGGCAAAAGCCTGAAAGAAATCGTGGTCAGCGCGCCGGATGGCGCGGTGTTCCGCTACGACGCAGACGCTGGCGCACTGAGCGCCAGCGGCATGAAAACAGCCACCCTGCAGGCATCCGTCAGCGTGACACTGGACACGCCCGTCGTGGAATGCACAAACCTTCTGAGAACAGCGACGCTTGACGTCACAAAAGGAGGAAAGATGAGCGGCAATATCACGCACAGCGGCGGCGATTTCACCTCAAACGGCATCACAGTGCATACGCATAAGCACGGTGGCGTTAAAGGTGGCAGCGATTCGACAGGAGGCCCGCAGTGACAACCCGCTACACAGGAATGAACCCGGACGGAACGGGAAACCTGAACGATATGGAGCACCTGAAACAGTCAGTCAGGGACATCCTGACCACCCCGCTGGCAAGCCGGGTTATGCGACGGGAATATGGCAGCCTTGTGCCTGATTTGATTGACGAACCCATGAATAACACCACGCGTCTGCAATGCATGAGTGCTGCCGTGATTGCGCTGACACGATGGGAACCCCGCATTGCCCTGGACGCCATCGACGTTGTCTGGAAAGCGGGAGGCCGCGCCGGGGTGACGCTGTCGGGCACTGTCATGCAGACCATGCAGAATGTTGAGTTAACCATCACGCTGAGGGAGTAAATCATGCCCGCCGTTGACCTTTCACAGTTACCGGAACCCGCCATCATCGCGGAGCCTGACTTTGAGGCAATTCTGGCTGACACAAAGGCCATGATGATTGCGGCTTATCCCGCCGAACAGCGTGAAGCCGTCTCCGCCGCGCTGGAGCTGGAATCGGAACCCCTGAACGTTATCGCCCAGACAACAGCGTTTCGTGAAATGCTGTTACGCCAGCGGGTCAATGAGGGTGCACGCGCCTGCATGTTAAGCCACAGCGCCGGGACAGACCTGGACAACCTCGCGGGCAATATGAACACAAAGCGCCTGGTTATCACTCCGGCAACGGATACCACCGACGCGGTGATGGAAAGCGACACCTCGCTGAGACTGCGGGCGCAACGGGCGTACGACGGCCTGAGTGTTGCTGGCCCGTCAGGTGCATACGAGTATTTTGCCCGCAGCGCCAGCGGTCTGGTGCGTGATGCGCGGGCTATCAGTCCGTCTCCGGCAAATGTGACGGTTTCCATCCTGTCCACTGAAGGCGACGGCACAGCAACGGAGGCGTTGCTTAATACCGTTCGCGCCGTTCTGAATGCAGAGGATACCCGCCCGGTGGCCGACCGCCTGACCGTACAGAGTGCCAGAATCGTGACATGGCGGCTGAATGCAAAACTGTACTTTTACCCCGGCCCGGAATCCGAACCTATTCTGGCCGCGGCGGAATCGTCGTTCAGGAAGTGGCTGTCTGAGCAGGGGCTTATCGGTCAGGACGTGGCGTTGTCCGCCATTGCTGCCGCACTGCATGTGCACGGTGTGCAACGCGTGGAGATAATCGAACCCACACAAAATATGGCCATCAGCGACATACAGGCGGCGCGCTGTGAGTCATTCACCATCAGCGAAGGTGGGCGTAATGAGTAATTCACTGTTACCGCCATCAGCCAGCAATTTCATGCGTTGTGCCGAAGCTGTCGGAACGCGCATTACAGACATTCCGGTAGACCTCAACACGCTGTGGTCGCCGGATACCTGCCCGGTGCATCTGCTGCCTTATCTCGCCTGGGCGTTTTCCGTTGACCGCTGGGATCGCAACTGGCCGGAAGAGACAAAGCGACAGGTGATTCGTGATGCATGGCTGACACACCGACACAAAGGGACCATCAGCGCACTGCGCCGGGCCATTGAGCCGCTGGGATACCTCATTCGCGTGTCTGAGTGGTGGGAGTTCGGCGGAGAACCGGGAACATTTACCGTTGAAGTCGGCACACTGGACAGTGGTGTGACGGAGGAAATGTATCTGGAAATGGAGCGGTTGATTGCTGATGCCCGTCCGGTCAGCCGCCACATGACAGGGCTAAATATCATTCAGGAAATTCCGGGGGATATTTTCGCAGCGGCGGCAACTTATGACGGTGAAGTTATTACCATTTATCCAGGCGATTAAGTATGAGTACCACAACACGAAAATTTAAAACCGTTATCACCGATACGGGCGCAAAAAAATTAGCTCAGGCAGCCGCGCCAGATGGTAAGCCTGTCCGCCTGACTCATATGGCCGTGGGCGACGGTGGCGGCACGTTGCCCACACCAGACAGTAAGCAGACCCGTCTGGTGCATGAGGTGTGGCGACACACTGTTAATCGCGTCATCCTGGACGCAACACATCAGAACCGCATTATTGCGGAGCTGGTTATTCCTCCTGAAACGGGCGGATTCTGGATCCGGGAAATTGGTGTATTTGATGAGCACGGCGATTTAATCGCGGTGGGCAATACTGCCGAAAGTTACAAACCAACCGTTGCCGAAGGGTCCGGACGTGCACAAACATTTCGCACCATTCTGACCGTATCCAGCACTGCCACCGTGGCGCTTACCGTGGATAACACCATGGTGATGGCCACAGTGGATTACGTGGATGACAAACTGAAAGAGCATGAACAGTCACGACGTCACCCGGACGCCTCGCTGACCGCAAAAGGCTTTGTTCAACTCAGTAGCGCCACTAACAGCGATTCTGAAACGCTGGCTGCAACGCCGAAAGCGGTTAAGGCCGCGTATGACCTGGCTAACGGAAAATATACCGCTCAGGACGCCACGACGGCACGAAAAGGGATAGTCCAGCTCAGCAGTGCAACCAACAGCACGTCTGAAACGCTGGCAGCGACACCAAAAGCGGTTAAGGCGGTAATGGATGAAACGAACAAGAAAGCCCCATTAAACAGCCCGGCACTGACCGGAACGCCAACAACACCAACTGCACGACAGGGAACGAATAATACCCAAATCGCAAGCACGGCTTTCGTTATGGCCGCGATTGCCGCACTTGTAGATTCGTCACCTGACGCACTGAACACGCTGAACGAGCTGGCGGCGGCGCTGGGCAACGACCCGAATTTTGCGACCACCATGACTAACGCGCTTGCGGGTAAGCAACCGAAAGATGCCACCCTGACGGCGCTGGCCGGGCTTGCTACTGCGGCAGACAGGTTTCCGTATTTTACGGGGAATGATGTCGCCAGCCTGGCAACCCTGACAAAAGTCGGGCGGGATATTCTTGCGAAATCGACCGTTGCTGCCGTTATCGAATACCTCGGTTTACAGGAAACGGTAAATCAGGCTTCTGGCGCATTACAGAAAAACCAGAACGGCGCAGATATTCCGGGAAAAGATACCTTCACCAAAAATATTGGGGCCTGCCGCGCATATAGCGCATGGCTGAATATTGGTGGCGATAGTCAGGTCTGGACAACCGCGCAATTTATTTCGTGGCTGGAGAGTCAGGGAGCATTTAACCATCCTTACTGGATGTGCAAAGGCTCATGGGCTTATGCAAATAATAAGGTCATTACAGATACAGGTTGCGGAAATATTTGTCTTGCAGGTGCTGTGGTGGAAGTTATTGGTACTCGCGGCGCAATGACCATACGCGTTACTACGCCGAGCACGTCCAGCGGTGGCGGAATTACTAACGCTCAATTCACTTATATTAATCATGGTGATGCTTATGCTCCTGGCTGGCGACGAGACTACAACACGAAAAATCAACAACCTGCATTTGCTTTAGGGCAAACAGGAAGCACTGTCGGAAATGATAAAGCTGTTGGCTGGAACTGGAATAGCGGGGTCTATAACGCAAACATTGGTGGCGCATCGACATTAATCCTCCACTTCAATATGAATACGGGGAGCTGCCCTGCTGTACAGTTCCGCGTGAATTACAGGAACGGCGGTATTTTTTATCGTTCAGCGCGTGATGGTTATGGATTTGAGGCTGACTGGTCAGAGTTTTACACCACGACCCGCAAACCCTCTGCGGGAGATGTTGGTGCATACACGCAGGCAGAATGTAACTCAAGGTTTATTACAGGTATTCGCCTTGGCGGTCTGTCATCTGTTCAGACATGGAATGGCCCCGGCTGGTCTGACAGGTCAGGTTATGTCGTTACGGGTTCAGTTAACGGAAACCGTGATGAATTAATTGATACAACACAGGCAAGGCCAATTCAGTATTGCATTAATGGAACGTGGTATAACGCGGGGAGTATTTAATTATGATGCACTTAAAAAATATTACAGCTGGCAACCCTAAAACAAAAGAGCAATACCAGCTAACGAAACAATTTAACATCAAATGGCTTTATACAGAGGATGGGAAAAACTGGTATGAGGAACAAAAGAACTTTCAGCCTGATACGTTGAAAATGGTCTATGACCACAACGACGTTATTATTTGTATTGAAAAGGATGTTTCAGCAATTAATCCAGAAGGCGCAAGCGTCGTTGAGGTTCCTGATATTACAGCAAATCGCCGGGCTGATATTTCGGGTAAATGGATGTTCAAAGATGGCGTAGTGATAAAGCGAACTTATACCGAGGAGGAACAGAGGCAGCAGGCAGAGAATGAAAAGCAAAGCCTGTTGCAACTTGTCAGGGATAAAACCCAGCTATGGGACTCACAGCTACGGCTGGGCATCATTTCCGACGAGAATAAACAAAAATTAACCGAGTGGATGCTCTATGCGCAGAAGGTCGAATCCACAGACACCTCCAGCCTGCCAGTAACGTTTCCCGAACAACCTGAATGAGACAAGGCCCGCTATCGGGCCTTAATTTTTATTCAGGCTTTTGTGGCCATTCAGGATTTGCCGTATCCACACGGCTGACCAGAACACTGTAGCGTTCCCATGACTCCAGTCGTGCGCGCTCCTCATCCGTCGCCATATTCAGCCTGACAGCGCGTTCCAGTGGCTGAATAACGCTTTCTGCTTCGGAAAGTAACGCAGCCTTTTGTGATTCGGCCTGTTGTTGCTGTTCATCAGCCGTATAAATCCGTTTAACCACAGCTCCGTCCTTAAACATCCACTTTCCTGAATCATCAGCGCGGCGGTTGGCTGTAATATCGGGAACCTCAACGACGCTAAAGCCTTCAGGGTTAAGCGTAGAGGCATCCTTGGTGATAGCGACAATAATATTATTTTCATCGTAAACAATCTTTATTGTGTCTGGCTGAAAGTTTTTCACTTCCTCATACCAGTTTTTTCCGTCTTCGGACCACAACCAGATAACGTCAAAATTCTTTGTTAATTCGTACTGCTCCAGTGTTTTAGCATTACCCGTTTTTATATTCTTTAAGTGCATCATACTAAACGCTCGCTACATTATACCAGGTGCCATTTATATACTTTTGAACGGGTCTGTAATAAACGCCCGCTATATTATCGGCAGAGTTGGACCCTGTATCCTGAACATTAATACCAGACAATACATGACCTGACGGGCACTGGAAATTCCATGTTTGCCAGTTGTTCACTCCATAATATTGCTGTGAACCAAGTCGAACATCTTTCACATATCTGGAATCAAAATTGCCATAGTTGCCGGGAATAACTTGCGAGCCGCAAAGCCAGTTCCCGTTATTATCCATGTACGCCTGACCATCGGTACCATTGGCTGTCCTTGAGTTATTAATCATGTAGATGCCAAATTGCTTATTCCCCAATCCACCTATCATGAACTTGCGGTCGGCGTGATTCTGGCGAAGCAACGCCTGAGCGCTATCAGTGTTAACTATATTTTTCCCAAAGATAGCGTTGTTATCGCGCATCTGAATCCACATACCATTACTGCTGTTAATAGCAAAACGGTCTGAAAGTGTCTCCCCTGAAACATTAAGACCACGCCCCATCGAAACAGCGCCAGTAGCGTTATTAATCCATAATGGCCTTAATCCGTTATAAGTCCCCATGTTGTCACCGGAGTTTGTCAACATGAAGTATGTATTTGAACCATCATTACGAATAAAGAATCCGTAATTACCATAAGCAATACGTAGGCCGTTTGCTGATTTTGATATGACTTCGCCATTTACAATGGCATTGACAAGAACATACAAAGCATCCCATTTAAGATTCATCAGGTCTTTTGTTGTGGTGCTTTGTTTGCTTCTCCATTTGAAATATTCATTGCCGTTGTCGCCTGTTTCAAACCACATGAATGAATCAGTATCGCTGTCGGCATCATTTTTAAAACCAATCTTCGCCCAGTCGGTATTTCGAATCCATGCAAGAATTGAGTCGTTTTCAAAAGTAAGTCCACCGGACAAGATATCGCCTGTCTTTTGCACGGCGTTACCAGCCTTGTTTACCGTTTCCTGTAAACCGAGGTTTTAGATAATGGCCGTTTCCGGCCTGCATGGCATGATTTGCGCTTTTGGACGGGAGATTCAGCGTGCTGATTGGCTATGTAAGGGTATCAACAAATGACCAGAATACAGACCTGCAACGAAACGCTCTTGTTTGTGCAGGATGTGAACAAATATTTGAAGATAAATTAAGCGGGACAAAGACAGACCGACCGGGATTAAAACGCGCTTTAAAGCGCCTTCAAAAAGGTGACACGCTGGTTGTCTGGAAACTGGATCGCCTCGGGCGAAGCATGAAACATCTGATTTCTCTCGTCGGGGAACTACGGGAGCGAGGAATTAATTTTCGCAGTCTGACCGACAGCATAGATACATCTTCTCCAATGGGGCGTTTTTTCTTCCACGTGATGGGTGCCCTGGCTGAAATGGAACGTGAATTAATTGTTGAACGTACACTGGCCGGACTGGCGGCAGCACGCGCACGGGGGCGCACAGGCGGACGTCGACCGAAGCTGACAAAAGAACAGCATGAGCAAATAGCAAGGCTAATCAAAAACGGGCACGACAGAAAACAACTGGCAATAATTTACGGCATTGGTATATCGACGATTTATCGTTACCACCCCGCAGGAGAATCAAGGGGAACAATTGAGAAGAGTCAGGAAACAAAATAACCGCTAATCTGACCATTAGCGGTTTTTGTGTTAAATCAGAACAGCCCTTTAACTGAACTGGCCGCGCTGTTAAGAGATGATGTCACCTTATCTTTGAAGCCGGACAGCATATCGCTGAATGATGAGGATTGCAGGCGCTCCCGCAAATCCTCATCACAGCGTTCAAGGGTCAGTGAAAATTCTATCTTTTTCGCCTTACCGTAGCGATCAAACTCGGAACGGGTCGTATTCGTTTCAGTCAGCACATACATGCCGTAAATCTGCCCGACACCATCAATCAGAGGCCAGGGGCGTCCTGTATATGCCTGCGTGGTCAGCAACGAAAGCGACACTTCGCCACCTGTAATTTCAGGATAAAGCACGCCGGAAAGCACAATGCGATCATCACCTGCACCTATATACTGCCAGCTTGCTGAACGGTTAACGCGTTCATTTTTCACATGCCGCCAGCTTTTGTTTTGCTGTAACTGCTGATGCGGCAGTGTGCGCAGCTCAAAAACAAACATGCCGTAGATCATCATCATGACCATGACTCCTCAATCTTTATCGTAAAAACTGCCACGTCCGGCACGGGCGCGCCGTTCCATCTCTGCCCTGACCATTTCACCGACCAGTTTCGCCAGTTCGCGGGGATTCTGCGTAACAACGTTATGCAGATGAACATGAATTTCACCGCCAAATCCGGAGACAACAGGCTCCCGGTTACGGGAAGTTGCAGGAATTGATGCCACTGGCGATCGTATGGCCTCCGCCACCGGACGGGAGCTGGCCGCAACAACAGGGACCAGCGCCGGAGGCAGAGGAGCCGGGACTACGGGTGTGATGTTGATTGCGGAAGCAGACTTACTGGCCTGCGCAATCTTCCGCTCCTGCCACTCCCCACGAACAGCAAGTGCGCGGGGCAGGTTCTTAAAGACAATATCGCCGGGGCCAATGCGTTTTTTCGTCTCATCAACCAGCTTACCTGTGTTATCAGCAATTTTGCTGAGTCTGCGTAGCGTACCGGTATTGCTGTCTGTGAGCGGTTTATTGTCTTTGGGTTTATCACCTCCGGTGCCATTGCCATTTTCCGCAGGCTTCGGCGGATTGATTTTCGCAAGGTCCCCCTGAAGCAAGGCAACCTTGTCCTGAAGAATGGCCGCACGCTGTGCGTCTTCGATTTTCTTGCGCGCCCTTTCCGCTTCATCCGGAAGGACGCCAAGTTTTTCAAGTATCCACGCCAGCGTATCCAGTAGCATTTTTGCAGGTGTCAGAACAAGCTGTAACGCACCGCCAAGAACGTTACCGAATATCTCGCCAGCACTGGTACATTTATCCAGCGTTTCCTTGCTGGACTCCATCGGTGATAGCAGCGATTTAAACCAGTTAAAGACCTGAATAATCCCATCACGCACGACATCAAAAACAGGACCGAACCGTTCAAAGGTTTCGCGCAACGGAGCCAGCCGTTCCATAATCCCACTGAACACCCCGGCATAAAACGCCTTGATGGGTTCCCAGTATTTCCAGATGAGAACCGCCGCAGCCACAAACGCAGCAACAATCAATCCAACCGGACTGAGCAGCGCCCCGATAGCGCCACCCAGCAACGAGATGGAACCTGTTACCATTCCCCATAGTGCTGGCAGCACCCTGACGACATTCATTGATCCTGTCAGGAGAGAAAAACCGAGACGTAACGTAGCCAGCTTCCCGTGAAGCACCCCAATAACCAGAGACAACGAACCAACCGTTGCTGTTGTCGCCAGCAGTGCACCTCCCGCTATCAGTAGCTGGCGCGTCAGTGCCGGATGGGCCTGCGCCAGCGCCGTCACCCTTGATACCACCCGCGTGAGCCACTGCGTGACAGAACGCAGCGGACCGTCAATCAGATCTGCAATGCGGATGCGCAACCCTTCCCATGCACTGCCGAGTGATTTCAGATCGCCGTCAAGGTTGTTGGCCATAACCTTTGCCGTGCGTTCAGCCTCACCGCGCGCGCCTTCAAGTTCTTTTCTCAGTTTGGGTAAGGAGCCGTCACCTGCCGCATCAACGAGGGCCATAAATGATGTGAAAGCCTCTTCTCCGGCAATGTCCTTAAAGAACGATACCCGGTCAACTTCCCCGTATTTGCGGGTGGCTTTATAAAGGTCAGCCAGCACATCCTCCATCGGGCGCATTTTGCCCCCGGCATCCGAGACAGACACGCCAAGCTCTTTCAGCGCCTCTGCTGCCGCCTTTGGCGGTGATGCCAGACGAGCCAGGCTGGCACGCATTGCCGTCCCGGCATCACTCCCTCTGATACCCATATTCGCCAGCACGCCCGCCATCGCTGCGGCCTGCTCCAGCGATATTCCCAGCTTACCCGCCACCGGACCTGCATATTTCATGGTTTCGCCCAGCGCGCGAAGGTCAGTGTTAGTACGGGTAAACGCTGCTGTAAGCGTGTCACCGACCCGGTCCATCTGGTCAGCGGAGAGGCCGAACTGCGTCAGGATATTTGAGCCAATATCTGCCGTCTCGCCGAGATCCATACCGCCAGCCGTTGCCATGCTCAGCACGCCGGGAAGCGCAGCCTGAATGGCCTGCGGAGTGAAGCCAGCCATTGCAAGAAATGCCTGCCCACTGGCGGCATCGCCTGCGGTGAACTGCGTTTCAGAGCCAAGTTTTAACGCCTGCTCACGCAGCGCCTTAAACTGCGGGCTGTTCTGGTCGATTCGCGTCAGTGCCTGAACGCGGGACATCTCTTTCCCGAACCCGATCGCAGGCTGCAAAAAACGCCCGGCAGCATAGCCGCCCGCCGCTGCCGCACCAATTGCCAGTGCACCACCTGTTTTCAGTTTTCCCGCTGTTTCCTGCGCGCGCGAATACCGCTCACGCGCCCGCGTTACACGCGCAAGCGCCTGCCGTTCGCGTTCAAGCTGGTTGTTATACTGTTCGGTGCGTCTGATGGCCTGCTGGATGGTGTTATCGCTGCCTGTCAGGGAAATGCCGTGGCGTTTCAGCTCTCCGCCAAGCTCCCGCATTTTCTGAATTTCCCGTGTGCGCGATTCATTCAGGCGTTCAAGCCGGGTGCTTAACTGCTGCATCAGCTTTTGTTGTTTTTCGCTGAGCACTGTACCCGTGCGTTGTAACTGATTAAGGGCGTTAAGCTGGCGTCGTGCTTTCACGATACCCGCATCCGCTTTACTGACAGCGTCGCGGGCGCGCTCAAATGAACGCGCCTGACGCTCGAGATTTTTGATCGCCCCCTGCGTTCGCTGGATGGAGTCACCAAACTGCCCCATCAGGCGGCGTGCGTTTTCGGCAGGTCGGGTCAGCCTGTCAACGGCGCTGAAAGCGACCCGGATATCAAGAGTCTTCATTGTCTGCATTCCCGCTGCGAAGTGCCGCCCGCTCACGCCAGCTAACCACTTCGCCGGGCGTCATCATGAAGATTTCGGCGGGCGACCAGTTAAAAATGGCGGCAATATCCGCCACAAAGTCTTCTATGTGCTCAAAGCACACAACCGTGATCAGGCTTCCGTCGCCTGTTCGTTCTTCCCGCCAGAGTCCGCACCGCTCAAAAAATTTACGGCAACCACACATAACTGAATAAAGTCACGGGATGCCATTTTTTTGATCGTCACTTCATCCAGTCGCGGTGATGTCACGCGTGACAGCAGCGTAAACATGGATTCCGCTTTCAGACTCAGCACATCAGACAGCGACAAATCTCGCAGAGATCCAGCCTGCTCAATAGCCCCGGTGATCTCCACATACGTGATTTTTTCGCCGCCTCGCTCAATGGGTTGGGTAAGTTTTACGCCACGCTCACTGGTTTCTTTCACAGTGTCAGCAACTACCGTATTTTCGGTATCGATGTTTTTCGTCTCTTTCATCAGGAAACTCCTTTCAGTCAGAGGCGACGCACTGCGCCGCCTGCATATTACTTATCAGCCAAGCCCGAGCGCGGAACGGATGCGATCGGGCACAATGTCCTTGCCGTCCTTCCGGTAAATGAAGTTCAGCAGGTCAATCTCCCACAACGGGCGATCGTTAACACTCAGCTTGTAGTAGGTGTTTTTAATGGCGTAAGTGTGTGATGTGGCTTCGCCCTGTTTGGCTTCCCCCATATCAATTTCCGTCACACGTCCGCGCATTTCGACTTCATACAGGTCGCTTTCTGCATCGGTGTAGTATTCACCCGCAAAACGCAGCAGCGTGCCGTCAATCGTGCCGCCATACTTAAGGAACAGCTCACGAACTGCGCCCCCCATGACAAAGCTCGCATCAAGCGCGGAGTCGTCCAGGCCGAGATCAATACTTACCGCCCCCATCATGCCACCACCCCGGTAGCTGTCGGTTTTGCGCGTCAGCTTAGGCAAAGTGACGGACGTCACCTTACCCACTTCGTTTTCACCATCCACAAACAGCGTAAAAAAGCGAAGATGTTTTGGCACAGCCATCAGGCACCTCCCAGCACCGCAAATGCGGGTTCAAAGTATTCATCAGTAAACGTCTGGTAAAGCTCCATGTCTTCCAGTGGCGGAACGGGCGTATATTTGTAGCGAATACGCACACGCCCCTGACGTAAATCCGTGGTGCTGTTATCCACCACGTCATACCAGCACTCCGCGCCAATCAGTTTCCCGGCAGTCACCAGTGAATCCAGTTTTGCCCTGATGGCACTGATAACATCCTTCACGTTCGCAGGCGTCAGTGGACTGTCGATGGTTTCAAACTGCGCTTCCGCAATTGAATCAGCCAGCACCTGTGCGGTTCGGGTATACACCTCAAAAATGTAGGCGTTCGTTTCCGGTGTGCGGTTGCCCCAGAAGCGGAACCCGTTGCGACGAATAATGGTCGTGATTTCTTTGTTGTTGAGGCTGTTGGCATCGCTGTCTTCGGCCTGCAACGACCAGAACACATGCCTCGACATCCCCAGCACATTTTTAACCGGAACGTTGGACAGCGATTTGTGCCAGCCCTGCTCATGGTCAATGTACGCACGAAGGCCGCACGCATAAGCAGGCGCGGGGAACGTTTCGTTTTCGCCACTTTTCGGGTTGTAGGCGATGAAGTCCGGCCATAAGAGCATCACTTCACGTTCGTTGAATTTCTGGCGGTAGGTAATCGCTTCAGCCATCGTGTTACAGCCGTGACATGAGGCATACACAAATGCGCGCAGTTTACCCGCAATCACGCACAGGGATTTTGTCACCGCCTCCGTGTCCAGCTCCGGCGCGGCCAGAATACGCGGACGGTATCCGATGCTTTCATCCTGCTCTGCAACAAGCAGCGCATACATCCCCGTATAGCTGCCGTCATCCTCAGAACCACCGATAACCAGTTGATCCTGCGTCTTTTCGTCTTCTTCTTTGTGTTCAGCCACGCGAACGACGATCACCTTTGTGCTCACCTGGTCTGCGATGGCCTTAAGCGCACGATAAAGCGTCCCCGTTGTTCCGCATTTTCCCAGCACGTCATTGACGCGGGTCAGCAGTGTGGGCTTGTTCAGCGGGAACAACTTCGCGTCCGCATCATCCGCCGTTGCCACGATACCGATAACGCTGGAATCAACATCGTTAATCGCTGTTACCAGGTCGGTATTTTCCGTAACACGGGCACCATGAAAACGAGTTTCACTCATAGCTTCAGCCCCTTGTATCCGTTAAATGATTCGGCAACAATCATCACCCACCACGCGCGTAATCTCACCCCTGCGCCGTTCTCCCGCCACGGCGACAACAAAAAGCAGTAACCCCCTCCGCACGCACATGCGACCATGCCACACAGGGAGGGAGCAGATGACCGACACCACCATGCAATTGCTCAGTCAGGGCACAGACCCCGTGAAAATGCCGGATTTTGATATTCTCGCCGAGGGTAAAACGCTGTCCGGCGTGGCAGAACGCCTGATGAGCCTGTCACTGACCGACAACCGGGGATTTGAGGCGGACCAGCTCACCATCACGCTGGATGATGCTGATGGTCAGTTGCAGTTGCCGCCACGGGGCGCTCGCCTGACGGTTCTCATTGGCTGGAAAGGCGAACCGCTGACAGAAAAAGGCACTTACATTGTTGATGAAATTGCTCATGAAGGACCGCCCGACAGACTGACCATTTCAGCCAGAAGCGCAGATTTTCGGGATGAATTTAACGTCAAGCGCGAAGTGTCCTGGCATGATGTGACCGTTGAGCGAGTGGTATCCGCCATCGCTCATCGGTACGGTCTGAAACCGCAAATCAGCGAAATGCTGATGGATATCGAAATCGACCACGCCGACCAGACCGAAGAAAGTGACATGTCCTTCCTTACGCGCATGGCGGAAATGCTGGGCGCAATCACCACGGTAAAAAGCGGCAATCTGTTATTCATCATGCCCGGTGGTGGCGTGAACGCACAGGGCCAGCCGTTGCCCTCGTTCGCCATTACACGCAGCAGCGGCGATCGCCATCAGTTCCGTATTGCTGACCGCGAGGCGTATACGGGGGTACGCGCCTACTGGCTTGATCTTAATTACGGGAAAAAGAAAAAGGTCAGCGTAAAACGCCGTAAACCGCCAAAACCCAAAAAGGAGAAAAGCAGCAGCCGTGAAGGTGATTATATGGAAGGTGCGGAAGGCAATGTGTTTGTGTTACGCAAGACTTATCAGAACGAGCAGGCAGCAAGACGCGCAGCGGCGGCAAAGTGGCAGCAGCTACAACGCGGAGCCGCATCATTTTCCATCACGCTGGCACGTGGACGTGCAGAACTCTACCCCGAAATGCATGGCACGGTAACAGGATTTAAAAGCGAGATTGATAATCAGGACTGGATTATTGCAAAAGCCGAGCACACCATTGATAACAGCGGCTTTACCACGCAGCTTGAGCTTGAGGCAAAAATCCCGGAATGGATAGCGGAAACAGAGTGAGCAACTTAGAATAGCGGCAGCACCACGTTAAGGGAGGTCGCTATGTTCCGTTGTCCGCTTTGTGGCGCATCTGCCCGTATCCGCACCAGTCGTCCAGAAAATGATTCAAACACCGTGCGGCAAAAGTATTACCAGTGTAACAATCTGGAATGCGGCGTATGCTTCTCAACACTGGAAGCTTTCCATAAATTCACATCAAAACACGCCTCCGGCGTTCACTCTTCAGAAGGTATCCCGTGGCATGATCTGCCAGCTTCACACAGGGGAAACAATCAGATGAGTTTGCCTTTACCTCAGAATTAACAGACAGAATTGCCGGAGTAACAAAAAAAGCGATACACCCATTTACCCGGCAGTACCACTCCCCCGCCCCATAGCTGGCAGTGAGGCGGGATGTTTTGCCTACCCGCCAGCAGGCACCATCGTGGAAATATCCAACATTGAAGGACGCCCGGATAAGCCTGTTATCAGGCAAATCTTACCCATCGGTCATAACCTGCCTGATGTAAAGCCCGGCGAACAATTGCAACAACAGCGTGCAGAAGTGTTTCAGCATGTCACGACTGACGGAAGCTGGCGCAGAAAAACCGACCAGCAAATCCAAGAAGAAAAGCGCGTAAAACGATCACTGCTGATGTGGCGTTTCTTTATACAAGCTGCTATTTGCGATATGCTGAACACATCAACCTGTGGAGTGCATTATGAAACAAAAATCAAAGTCTGCTGCCATTGCTGCTATTGCTACAGCTCTGACAGCATCACTGGCTCCGGTGCCAGCTAAAAGCACGATACTACCAACAACAGTTATTGAATCCGTGACACACGCCAGAGTGGTTTCAATGCTTACATTTGAGCATCATGATGGTCAGGTGTTTCTGCCTCTTGAAGAAGCTATTGAATATATCAACGGGCTGAATGACAACATGCGTGCCGCGCTCAATGCAGTCATTGAAGAACGACAGAACAGAGGCAAGGGAGCTCTGTTTGCTGACAAAACCGCAAAAATCATAAAAATATGCGAAGAGTCACTTAAGCAGCACAGCCGTGTTAAAGAGGCTGTCAAAATTGTAATGGATCCGGATAACCTGGCAAAAATGTATCCGGATAGCATGGAGCAAAGAATCGCCTATCGCAATAAACTGGTTCGTTTTGGTCGGGCAATTGCGCAGGGAGAGTTTATCGCTCGTGATGCCATCAACGCCATCAAACGAAGCACCGCACCAGACAAAACGACCAGCCTGGGCAATACGCTGTCTGACGGAAATGTGAAAGCAATGATTATTGCCGAGCATAAAAACATGGGACTCCCGGCACCGGAGTTTTCCTGATGGCAAGCAAAGTAAGCATTCATAAAGATGTTGAATACCAGGACATTGCAAAAGTTTACGGAAAGGCTCTGGAAAACTGGTTAAATACCGGTGTTCTCCCTGACAGATTCGGCAATGAAGGGCAGTGGGAAGATAACGCAAGATTATGTGGTTCGTTTGTATATAAATTACACATAAGACTACCGTCAGAACCACCATGGAAGAAAAGCAAAGCCCAAATAGACAGAACTTCAAATATCTATCTGGTTTATACAAGGCACTGGATGGATTATGACAATATACAAATCATCAGCATCATGGCCCCAGATGCTCACGAAAAAGCCAAAACTTCTTTCATGGCTGAGCTGGAAAGACGGGCAGAAGAATTCCAGAACTCATAA